GCCACCATCGGTCGTCGCTTCGACGCCGACGGGAATATCGCCGTCCGCCGCCAGCCACGTTCCGGAACCGGTCATGTCCGCGATGTTGAATCCTGCCAGCGTGCCCAGGAACTCAACGTCAAAGGTGTTTGTGATTTCGCCGTCGGTCACGGCGACATAGCGTCCGGTCGTCCCGTAGTCGAGAACAAAATTGATCGCAGTTTGAATGCCGGACGCGGTCACGGAATCGGCCGCGATGTTCCCCGTAGTTTCGCCGACAACTGTCAGAGTGAACGTTTCGCCGGTCAGATCAGACGTCGGAATCCGAACCGTCTGAACCTCGTTCGTGCCCGGTGCGCCGACGACCTTGTTTTCGATGAGCGGGTCGGCCGATTCAATGCGAACCGCCAGCAACGGAACATCGGACGACGCGAGAGAACTCTGAAAAGTCACCTCGTAAGTTGCGACAGTTTGCACACCGATTGCGGCGGTGGACTTGGAGACGGACACGTTCCCCGCGCCGACGGACGACAGTCCCTCGATCGCGGTTTCGACGGTCGCGGCGGAATCGCCGACCGTCAACGCGGCCGTCTCCACGCCCGCGAATGAGATATAGAACGACAATCCCGACGCGGCCGTCTCGTTGATGTCGAATTCCTGAACTTCCGACGCGGCCGCCGAACCCTGCGTCGTGGTGGCGATCGTGACGCCGCCGCCGCCGTCGTTGGACGTGGAACCCGTGATTTCGAACGGAACGCCCGGAGTCGCGGCCGTGAGCGTCAGGACACCACTTGCGACACTGGTTTCCAGTTCCTGAAACTCCGGAATGTCCGTCGCGTCGATCGCCGCCGCCAGTCCCGTCGCGACATCGGACGGCGTCGCGGCCGTCGCGGTATAGCTGATATCCTTCCCGTTGATTGACAGCGTGAACACGTCGCCGATTTCGACGTTGTCGGCGGTCACCGTGGTGACTTGTGCAACCGCTGGTGCGTCGCCTCGCCAGATCTTCAGTGCCATGTCGGGAAGTCCTCAAATGTTGCGAGCGGTTTTTGACGTCGTGTTTTTGTTGCTGGTCGGCCTGGCGTTGTTCGATTTCTTCAACAACGCGTCCCGCCCGCGGCCGCCGCGGTTCCGGCCGTGATATCAAATCGTCCCAGCGGCCGCCGTGATCGGCCGGCTGGATCACTGCAACGGCAGCACGGAGTTGAACGGCAAAAGCGGTTGCGTGTTGATGTCGAGCACTACGGTTTTCGACACGTCGATCGGCGTTTCGCCTTTTGGATCCAGAACGCCCGGAACCGGTTGTCCGTTCTTATCCAGCAGAACCGGTTGTTCGACGTCCTGCGGCGGCGTTCCGATCTTGATTCGTTCCTGGCGCCAGGCCTTTTTCCCCGCCGCCGACGTGAACTGCACGAGCTTCAACGTGCCCCGGTTCCAGATATGGTGAATCCAGCCGAGCGGGTCGAAATGCAATTCGAATTCGCAGCGTGTGAACCAGACGTTGTTTTCTTTGGTGTACTCGCCGAGTCGAACGCGGCGCAACATGAGTGTATTTTTCTTGCGGACGCGGCCGCGGAGTCTGACGGCGTCCGCGGAGATCGCCCCGGGATAGTTGTCCAGCCAGACCGGGTCGGCCGGTAGGTTCTTGGTCACCCGATAGACCAGTCGCGGACGATCCCGGGTTATTCCGTCGATCCATTCGCCCGCGGTCGTGACGGTCGGCCGGTTCTTGTAGTCGAACAACGTTGGTTCGTTGACAAGTTCCGAATCGATGGTGATCGTTGCCGGACGTGCCAGCGGCGACGATGCGAACTCGGGCAACTGAAACGGCGTTGCGGTCGCGTCGATTTCCCAGACGAGCGGCGCGGTTTGCTTATATTCGACGTCGTCCCAGAAGAACCCCGGATGTCGAGCGGCCGCCGCGTTTTTGATCGGCGTGTCACGGTGTCGAACAATCCATTCCTTCGACACGCGCACGTCCGTGATCACGACGTGAGATTCGCGGATCGTGTCGACTCCGGTTCGACTCGTTCCGACGTCGCGTTCTTCGACGGCATATTCAACGATTCTTGCCATTTAACCGACCGCCCCGAATGCTGCGATTTTCAGCGGCGGCGACTTCTCCCACGAGTCGCGCAGATCCTTTAACCACTTTTCCGCCATCGTGACGGCCGACGTTTGTTTCTTCGCTTCCTTCAACTGGTTGTCGGCGACGGAGTCGCCGGACGTTCCGCGGTTCAGCAACGAAACCAGTTGATTCTGTCCGGCCTGCGACCGCACCGACACGGCCGTCGCCAGTGCCGCACGGCGGCGGTTCACGGCTTCGGGACTGGTCGCCGCTTCGAGTGCGTCGCGTTGTTTCTTCAGGAACGCCAGGCCTTCCGACTTCGACAGGTCGCCGGACTTCACCGCGGCGCGAACCTGGCGGACTTGTTCTTTGAACGTGTCCAGCGGCGTTCGGATCGCGTTCCGCACGGTCTCGGCAAATGAACTCAGACCGGACGCCCGTTCCTCGGCGGCGCGGCGTTGTGCGGTCCGTTCGTCGGCCGCGGCCTGCAACCGCTCCCGTTCGGCGAGCATGTCCCGGAATTTGTCGACCTTGAAATCGGCGACGCCGAATTCGGCGAACCGCTCGAACTGCAATCCGGTTTCGTCGATGTCGCCACGCAACACGCGGAGTTCGTTCCGGAGCTGGTCGAACGCGCCCGTAAACCCGGAACGCGATTCGCGGATCGATGTCCGCAACCGGTCGAAATCATCGAACGCAAGCGTTCCCTGTGCTCCCGCCTCGCGTTGCTCGCGCCATGCCTTTGTCAGTTCCGCGATTTCGGTTCGTGTCTGGACGATGTCCGGCTGAAACGACAGGAACTGCTTTCGGATCGTGTCGACGGACTGCGACAGGTCGCGGCCGTTGTCGGCGGCCTTGCGCATCCCGGCGGACATCTGATCGAACCCGGCGAGCGCCTGTTGTTGCGTCTCCGGGAGCTGTGCCAGTTGTTCGTTGGTTCCTTCGAACGCCTGGTCGAGCGCGATAAACGTTCCGGTTGCGATTGCCGCGCCCGCGGCCAGCGCAATCCATCCCTTCGGACCGGACAACGCCGCGGCGACGGCCGCCGCTTTCGTGTATGCCTGCGTCGCGATCGTCACCGCTTTGACGGCCGCCACAACTGCGACCAGCGCGACGGCCATTTTCGACGCGAACACGATTCCGTCTCGATGTTCGGCAACCAGTCGAGCGAGCCACGTTGCGGATTCAGCAACCGCCGGAGCGAACAGACCGCCGACCGTCAGCGACACGCCTTTGACGGCGGTGTTCAGTCGGTTGAGCGCGTCGCCATAGTCGGCCGCGGACTGCGCGGCGTCGGTGGTCATGGTCTTTCCGAGCGAATCGGCTTCCCGCATCAGTTCGCGAATCGACGCGGTTCCGCTGTTCAGCAACGGCATCAGTGAACGCGCCTGGTCGCCGAATATCTCGAACGCGTATTGTGCCCGCAGTGTCGGACTTTCGACGGCTTCCAGTGCCGCCACGACGTTGAAGAACTGTCGTTCGCGGTCGCCGCTGGCGAAGTCATCCGCCGCGAATCCCATTGCCGACAACGCACGGACGGCCGGTCCGGTGCCCTGGGTGAAGTTCGCAATTCGGCGGTTCGCTCGGAACAACGAAGCGCCGAGCGTTTCGAGACTCGAACCGTTCTGTTCGGCAGCGAATCCGAGCTGCGACAGGGTTTCGACACTGAACTGCGTTCGCGCCGCCATCTTGTTGAGTGCGTCGCCGACCTGGCCGAAAGATCGCACCGACTGAACGACCGCGCCGACCGTCACCGCGGAGAACGCCGCAAGCGCTTTCCCGGCCTTGCCGAGTCCGGACGACCATCCGACCGTATTTGCGGTCAGATTCGCCACGATGGAACCAGCGACGGCCATTCGTTCCCCTCAATCAAAAACGGCCGCGACTGTCGCCGCCGCGGCCAGGTGTTATCCGAAGTGCGTCAGGATGTGGGACACTTCCCGCAACGCCTGTTGTTCTGGTGTTTCCGGTTCAGACTCCGCGGCGTCCTGCCACGGAACGACCAGCGTTTCAACGTCGATCGGTTCGGCTTCGTCCGGCAGCCACGCGTTGACAATAACTGACGTGTGGAACGCGTCGCGGACGTCCGCCCGGTCGGCGGCGAGTGGTTCCAGATCCAGAAACGCCGCCCACAACGCGAACAAGTCCGCGTCGATTCGGCCGAGTATGTCGCGGATCGGGTCGACGATTCCCAGTTGTGCCGCCAGACGGAACGCGAACCGCAACTGCGGGTCGTCCGTCAGCAGTTCGCGGGCTTTCCCAGCAGTGTCTTCTGATCCTCCGGCGTGATCGAATTGTGACGGAATGCGATCGCCGCAATCTGGTCGATAATCACCGA